AATCTGCCATCCATTGTTCAAGGCTCATTGAGTCTTTTGACTCAGGCATGAGATATTTGCTACGATCAACCCAGATACAATAATCAAACACACCAGTGTTTTGCATTGCAAAAAATTCACGCTTGTTACGAAGCCCACAGTAAATGTCGTAGGCTGCAAACATTTCTCTACCTAGAGTTGCTGCATCAGGAACATTATAATCGCAGATAGCATTATACCATTCTGCTCTGTGATTGTGCCTGTCAGCATAACACTCTTCTTCATCAGCATATCCATACTTGTCCTTTAAATCATCATAGATGAATAACTTTGAGCAAAACTTTGAACTACTTTCAAATGTATATCCGTATTCGTCACGCAATATTTCACATACAGTATCTTTGCCATGTCTGCCATGACCTATTACTAATAACTTTTTTTTCATAATTTAAATGTAACATACTATTTACATTTTGTCAATATCCATTTTGAAAAAAGATCAGCCCAATCAATGTGTGCTTGTTCAAGGGGGTGTTCAGATTGTTTTCCACATTCGTATTTGTTTTTTCTTGCCCAATCCATAAATCCAATGCCGTCTTCCTTATGTACAAGATTAGGAAGATCTAATCTTGCAATCATATCTTGTAAAAACACATTGTCTTGATTCAATAACTCTGGTTGTATATCGTTAAATGACGATGTATAAAAATATTTAATATTATGATTTTCAAGCCAGTTTGTTAAATATTCCAGTTGTTGTAGTGGATAATATACATGATTATCGTGCGTGTCACGCCTAGCATAAAACTCTACGTTTGTTCTTGATAGTTGTTCGGAAGCCCACATCTGTCTTCTACTGTACAACATTTCATTTGAAAAACCTCTAGTCCTGCTGTCTCCGTCTGAGGGCAATGAAGTTAAAAATCTATCTTCGTGAGTTTTTATTTTTTTTCCTTTAGGGTATATACTAGGATATTCTCTGCGTAAAATACTTGTCCACATCACTGCTACTATAATATTTTCTGGAGGGTGTATTCTCATCTGGCATCTAGTTTGATATATTATGCGTCTAACTATACTTCCATAATCAGCACCTGGCACAGCAGTATTGTCAACAGTTGCATTAGGAAACATTTTTTGTTGAAGCAAGTTTGGCCATGCTGTATAACTTATCTCGTAGCATATTCCCTTGTGTAGGCGATCCCAAGACTCGTCAGCAAGCTCAGAGCCAGCAGTAAAACTACAACCACCTGTTATTACTTTTTTGATATTATTAAATCTATTATCCAATTAAAAAACCGTAGCCAACACCACCTGCAACAGACATAGCTAGGTCGTTGTCAAGTTTTTCCATTTCCTGTTGAGCTTCGGCTTTGAGTGTATCACCGTTAAGTGTAGTACCACCACCTGGTCCTGCAATAGTAGCAAACTTGCTACGTGCTTCACCTAACATATACTTACAGTTAGCAAGAGTATATTCTTTAATCCACTGAAATGCTTTGTAGTCTTTGTACAACTCAAAGTCAGGTCTATGATTATAGCAATATAACAATACTTCTTCCTCAGCTCTTGGTCTTGTTAATATAGTTAGTTTTTTTGTACTAGTGTTCCAAACAAATTCGATAAAACTACCAAACATTCTTCCTACTAGTTCTTGTTGTTGAGCAAAGAAATCATATGTAGCAAGGCCACCGATACCACTACCGGCCAACAAATATGTGTTTGTATATGCAAGGTTGAATGGTTCAAAGGTTGTGCCGCCGCTGTTGCCACCTAATCTGCTTCCTACGCTACGCCTATGTACTTTGCGTACTTCTATTATTTCATTGGGCAGTGTGTATGCATTTACATCTTCTGTTAATGCAAGAGTAATATAACTTTCTTCGACACTGTTTTCACTGCGTTGTCTATATCGTGCAGTTGCTTTTCCTAGTGCAGTTTCGTAGTGTATAGGATCTAGTTCTACATCTACCATTCCGCCGCCAAGGAAGGCAGTTACGTAATCAAATACTTCTTGTTTTTGTGTTGTAAGTTCGGCCATAGTTTGTCTCCACTAGTATTTATGCTAAATATACATATGCCAAGACTTAGTTTATATAGACCAGAGAAAACAAAAGATTATTCCTTCCTAGATGGTATTGTCTACGAACAGTTTACCGTTGGAGGGACAGATTTTAATATCCACAAGTATCTTGGTCCAAAAAATCCATTAGAAGATGATGCAACTGTTGAACAGCCTATTTATGATGCTGTAAAAGAAACAAATATCCAAGATTTATTATTTCTTGAAAACAGAGATAGAAAGTATGACGCTGATATATACACAATCAGAGGACATTATAATCTACAGGATCAAGACTTTGATTTAAGTCAGTTTGGATTATTTTTGCAAAATGATACACTGTTTATGACCATACATATTAATAGCAGTGTCAAAACACTGGGCAGAAAAATAATGCCAGGTGATGTAATAGAGCTGCCTCATATGAAAGATGAATATGCTGCCAATGACTACAATATTGCACTAAAAAGATTTTATGTAATAGATGAGGTAACTAGAGCAGCAGAAGGATTTAGTCAAACTTGGTATCCGCACCTGTATAGATTACGTGCAAAACAAATACTAGATTCTCAAGAATACAAAGACATATTAGATTTGCCTGCCGAAGAAGGTAGTGCAAATACACTTAGAGATGTACTGAGTACGTATGATAAAGAAATGCAAATAAACGAAGCAGTGATATCTCAGGCAGAAGTAGATGTTCCATTAAGTGGATATTCAACTATACAGTTCTATACACTACAACTGTCCGACAATGGCGAAGTTGAAATTGTTAGTACTGACTATGATACTTTACTAGCAGACGAAGAAATAACAGCAGATACTGTGTTTGTTACGCCAGATGGCAATGGATATCAAGGTTATTTGGTCGGAGACGGCATCCCACCAAACGGAGCACCTTATGGTCAAGGTATTGGATTTCCTGGTTCTCCGGAGAGTGGAGATTATTTTTTAAGAATTGATTTATCGCCTAATAGATTGTTTAGATACGATGGCAATAGTTGGCGCAAGATAGAAGACGCTGTTAGAACCACACTCACTCAAAACAGCGGACGCGATACTCTAAAAGGAACGTTTATAAACAATCAAACTGTAAATAGTATTAGCGGAGAAGATGTAGTTGAAAGACAAGCTCTTAGTAAAGCTCTTCGAGCAAAGGCAGGTGACTAATGCAATACTTTTATGATGGACAAATAAGACGATACATAACACAAATAGTAAGAGCATTTAGCAAGTTTAGCTACCGAGATGGCGAAGGTGATATCAAAGAAGTTCCTGTTTTATACGGAGACATCACAAGACAGGTTGGCAGTATTATTAGAGAAAACAGTGATAACAAACTACCAAGTGCTCCTCGAATGGGTGTGTATATTACTAGTTTGCAAATGGACAGATCGCGATTGAGTGATAGTAGTTATGTTAGTAAAATCAATCTTAGAGAAAAGGCATTCGACGAAAACACTAGTAGTTATATAGCACAACAAGCCAAAGGATATACAGTCGAAAGGTTGCATCCAACACCTTATACATTAAGTGTTAATGTTGACGTATGGTCAACTAGTACTGATCAAAAACTACAAATACTCGAACAAATCTTCATGTTGTTTAATCCAGACTTGGAGTTTCAAACATCTGATAACTATGTAGACTGGACCAGTTTAAGTGCGTTGTACTTGGAAGATATTAACTTTAGTAGTAGAACTATTCCTGTAGGAACACAAGATGATATAGATGTTGCTACATTAGGATTTACAGCACCGATATATATTTCACCTCCTAGCAAAGTTAAAAAACTAGGCATTATAACCGATATCATCACTGGTGTTTATAGCCAGGATACAGGAACATTGAATCTTGATGGATTTAACCCTCCAACTGCAGGAGATCAAGGTGTAGCAAGTGGCGTTACAGTATTGCCTGACGGCACTGTTGTTAATGCAGGAAATATTGGTATTACAAGTACTGCAAGTACAAGTGGCGGAAGTTTAGATTTAAATAATCCAATAGTTACAAGTTATAGAAATTTTGACCTTATAGTTAATGACGACGAAGCTAAACTAGCTATAAATAAAAAACTCCGAGTAGGAGATATTAGTTGGCTTAATATCATTGAAGCAGAGTTACCAGCAAAGTATCAACCTAACATAAGTCAAATAAGATTACGCAGAGCTGAACTTAGTGGTGAAATTATTGGCACATTTAATATTCCAAGCGACGATAATCATACAATGATTATTGATTGGGACGAAGATACATTACCGGCTAACACTATTATAACTGGACCAACTAAAACAGATGGAACTATTGATTATATTATTAATCCTATAACTTTCAATCCTCAAACAGTAAAGACAACAGGCACTAGATTACTATTATTAGGACCAATAGGTTATAAAGTTGAACGCAGTTTTGAAGCTACTACTAGTAGTAATAGAATTGATACTGATATAGACTTTACTATTACTAGCAGTGAGCTGGTTGACAGAGCAGGCGACGAGCGTGTTACTAGCTTTGAAGTATTTGTAAACGGAACTCCGGTGACAGCAACAAAGTCGAATATTGACGACAAGTTTGTTATAAATCTAACCACAGCATACAGCGTTGATGATACTGTATCTTACGTTCTCAATCTAAACGAAAAAGGTCCTGAGGCTTGGAAAAATGTAGATAACACAGATTTTTCAGCTGATGCAAACGATATAGTTGAATGGGACGGATCCAAGTGGGTTAACATTTGGAATTCAAGTGATGATAACAAAACTACATATGTTACTAATGTAACTACTGGACAACAGTTCTATTGGAATGGATACTACTGGCAAAGTGCAGTTGATGGATACTATCCACGAGGAACATGGAGTATTATATTATAAAATAAGTATTTGCATGAACAAAATAATTTGTAGTGGTGCTTTATTTTATAGTCTTAAAACCAAAAGATTTCTATTTTTACATCGTACTAAAGGAAAAACAAAAAACCTTTGGGGTCTAGTTGGCGGAACAAACGAAGGTATTGAAACACCTTGGGAAGGATTGCAGCGAGAAATAACTGAAGAAATAGGCACACTTCCTAGTATTAAAAAAACAATACCTTTGGAAACATTTATAAGCAGCGATAACCACTTTAGTTTTCATACATATCTTTGTGTAGTTGACAACGAGTTTATTCCAGAATTAAATAATGAACACGACGGTTATGCTTGGGTAACATTTAGCAAATGGCCAAGACCTTTGCACCACGGATTAAGCAATACGCTACGAAGTAAAACCAATCAAAAAAAACTAGATACAGTTATACGGTTGGTAGATATAATATCTCAAACTGATTCTTAAGCCATTCAAAATCATTGATTTTTACTAGTTCGTCTGGATTGTCGGCATTTGTTTCGCCAAATGCTTTACCTGCTATTGCTCCGGCTATTGCTGCTTTTCCAAAAGGTTTATCTTCACCACGTGTACACCATGCATCTAATCTAAAATCAGTTTCGTCATCCTTTTGTCGAGCAATAGTACGACTAGCAAGTTTACAGCATTCTCTAAATCCACTACGCCATGCACTAAATGCATCAGTATTAAATGCTGTGGTATTACTCATTTTATCCACACCTTTAAACTTATCACTAATACTAGTGGTCATATCAGTTGTTGTTTCATCAAGATTTCTTGTTAAACGAGTAGGCAAAAGTTTGACGCCACCGTATCCATACACTAGACCGTTTACCGGGTTGTGACTTCTCCATACATGCACAGTATCTTTACCGTCAATATCATATGCAGGCACATAATAATCAAATTCAAAATCATCTATGATTTCAGCATCACCGTCTACAACCCAAAACATTTCTGTTTCGACTAACTCGGCAGCACGTTTATGAGCTGCATGTATTCCTTTGATATCCATTACTCGTTTTGCTCTTGGATATTTTTCTTTTAGTTCGTTGTAGTTATCATCGGCGTTTGGTTCGCCATTACTAATAAACACAATGTCATAAGGCTTGGGCATACTACCAACTTCGTCGTATTCTTTTTTAGCAACAAAGAAT